TTGGCGGCCTTTGCCATCGCGTCGGTGACGGTTGCCAGGTCGGTGCCTGTCGAGACTGCGATGTCCTGGGCTTTGACTAGCAGCTCTTGGGCGTAGTTGGCTTCACCTACGGCATTGACCAGCGTTGCCATCGCCGGGCGTAGCTCATCGTCGGTCGTTGCGGTCAGCCTGGACTGTGCGCTGATGAATGCCTCGGTCGCGGCAATCTGTTCATCGGTCGCCATACCGGCGCGACGCATCACGCCTGCCAGGTGATCCTGTGCGGCTGCATCCTCCATCGCGGCCTTGGCAGACACCCCGATGATGCCAGCCAAGGCACCGATGGCAGCGGTCGCCGGTACCGCGGCCTTAGTCAATGCGAACTTGGCTTTAGCACCAGCGCCCTCGAGTTGTTTGAACTCCTGGATTGCCGACTTGATGCCTTTGCCATCGAACTCTGAAATGATTGGGATTGTTACAGCCATTAGCCCACCAGCCTACGATTCGCTTCGTCAGTGATTTTCTCAACCAATCGCGCCAGATTTTCGTTGACCTGATCGGCGTGCCGTTCATAGGTGGGCCACATCAATCGTGACGGTTTGCCTGCTATTTGATCAAGCGCGGCAGCCAAACGATTGGATGATGTTTTGCCTGCCATGTCAAAGATCGTGCCAGCCGGGCTTTTCATGGTCACGCTGAACACCGCAAGACTGTTGCCACGTTTGCGGTTGCTGAATCGCGCAATGATTGATTTCTGTACCGCCGATTTATCCCAAGGCAGTATCTTGCCGCCTTTCCAGTTGCGCGCAAAGCCGCTCAACGGCAGCTCACGCACCTGCGGCTTGGCGGCATCGACTATCGGCTTGACGATCTGTTTGAACTCGGCTTTGATTGCCTTAGCGGTGTCGGGCTCAAGTTTCTGCAGGTTGCGCAACGTCTCTTTGACGCCCACAATCGTGACGGTGCTATCGACTGCCATGTCGGTTTGCTTTCTCTGACAAGAACTGCACGGTGCGTAAATCCTCCAACTCGAACGGTACGTCTGGCGGCCAGAATCCGGTGGCGAGCAGCAGGTCTGCTAGCTGGCGCCGGTAACTGCCGCTTCCGTAGGGTTTACCTGTATCGGCTGCACCTCGATCAGCTCATCCAACGCATCCTCGAATTCGGGCCACGTGCGATTTTCTTTGCCGAGCTTGGTCAGTTTGTACCAAAACAGCCAGCCGTAATCATCGAGGCGTTCGCGTGTCACGAGGTTCTTGCTGCTCGTGCCGTGCGCAGTCTCCCACGCACACACGGTGCCAAGATTCGTCGTGACAGTCTCTGTCACGATTTGCCCCGATGGCTGTGCATACGCCATCGTGATCTTTAGTTTCATGGCGTCGTGTCTTCGACGAGCGTGCCACCGCTGAACGAAAGCTCAACTTCTTGCAGCTCGCCGACCGTGGCATTCACGACATCGACGGATTCCAAGAACGCTCCGGTCACCTGATACTCGACGTTGTCGCTGCTGATAGCAGCAGTGCTGCGACGTGCAGCCACGTAGCAGCGCGTGCCCACCAGGGCAGACAACGCATTGACAGCCGTGTTGTTTGCCAGCAGGGTTGCCGTGACTTCCACGTTGGTCAATCCGCCGACCATCTGGCGGCCTGTGTCGCCCATCGATGACTGGTCGAGCGCCTCGCGGCTCTTTACGACGCTGACGCTGATCACCTGGTCGGTGTACGCGGTGCCCGGCGACGATGCGCCGACTGCGAATAGTGCTGGGCCGAGAATCGTGGTTGCAACTGCCATGTGACGTGACTCCTTGAAGTGGAGGCTCGCTGCAAGCCAATCCGCAGTCTAGTAGCCCTAGGGGCTCACTTTGGTGCGTATGGTGAGCTCGTAGGCGCTGTAATCCATGCCGCCGTAGGTGATCGTGGTCGGGCGTGCCGCTGTCAGGCCGATCTTGGCTTCACGCACCAAATCGGCTGCATCAAGCAGCGTGTCAAGTGTGCGATTGTCGCCGGTGCCTGGCGCGATGATCACGACACGGAATTCCATGTCTGCGTTGACGTTGGTATTCAACGAAATTGTCGGAGCCTCAACCAATGCGCATGGTGGGTTCAGCGTACGTGGATCATCAAACACTTTCAGCCCGGTAATCGTCTGCAGCGTGGTTACCAGCTGGTCGTAACCCGTTTTGAACAGGTAGTCAGGCATCAGGCGACCTGCGGTTTGTTGACACCGAGCAGGCGCATAATTTGACCAAAGTTGCCTGCCACCGGGCCGCCGACAGCCAGCGGATCAAACGACGCCAAGCCCTCGACGCTGCCCTTCTCGCGGTACAGCACAGCTGCGTACATCGTGGTGCCCAGCTTGACATCAAGCCCCGGTACGACGCTTGCCGAATCCCAGTAGCCCGATTCTTGACGCCTACGGAATGCGAATGCGTTGGCTGCACCGACCGCCATCGTGGCGATGTCGTAATCGGCGCTCGGGCTCGTAAACGTGTAACCCAGGTAATCCTCGAGGTCGCCTTGCACGATCCACGTGCACGTGACCGAGTAGGTGAGGCTGCCTGACGCAGCTGCACGCTCCTGGTCGGCTGCCGTGAGCGCGAACTGGATTTGATTCGGGATGATGCGCGACGTGTCGTATTCGTAGTCGCCCTGGTCGCTGACGCCGGTGAAGTAGTACTCGGGCAGCGCCCTGATGACGTGCGTGCCGTTGAAACCTGATAGGCCGCTGATCGTGATCGACTGCCCAACCTCGAATTCGGGTTGTTGTAAGACCTGCACTGTGGCGACGTTGTCCAGCACCTGGGAGTGGGTGATGGTGTACGTCGCCACAGTGTTAGTCGCTTGGAGGAGGCGAACTAGTTGTTAGGCGTAGGTGAAGCGACGGAACTTGGTGCCATCAAGCATGAGCGTGGCGAAGTAGCCACGGAAGCTGATCTGGCGGGCCAAGATGTCCGGCTTCTCAACGCTGACTGCGCCCTTTTGCTGTTCAAAGATTTCGAATCCAGCAAACGGACCGGCGGCGCAACCGACGATCGCGGTCTTGGCGGTGAAGTTCTTGTCGACCACCATGCTCAAACCGAGCGGGTTGCCGTTCCAGCTGCCGGCGTTTTGCGTGCCAGCGGCATTGAACGGTGCAACGGTCGGGAACAAGGGGCGGTTGGAACCATCGACAAGTCCACCGAGCTTGGCCCACATTTCTGGGTCAACGAACAGGTGCGTGGGCAGCACGTTCGTCGAGCCAGCGATGTTCTGGGCTGCAACGTAGATCTCGTTGAGGATGGACGCGGCAGTGCCGGGCCAGGTGCCTTGGTCGGTTGCGTTGCTGCGCAGCTGGTCTGCCGCGTAGTTGTCGGTCTGATCGGCGTACTGGTTGGCAAGGTCTTGCAGCACGATGTTGACGAATGCCGGGTCACTCCAGTCGCCCAGCTGTTCCGCAACGCGCACCGTGCCACCGAACGTCAGCTTGGTGACGGTGTTGGAGCTGATGACCATTGTGGTCGAGCTCAATCCGTCGAGCTGGTTGGTTTGCTGTGCCACCGACGTGTGCGTGGTAATTTCGGGGCGGATGAACGTCGCGCCAAATGCCGGCATTGCACGTGCACCGATTGCAGACACGACTGGTCGCAGGTAGTTGATGTTGTCGTACACGGGCCCGACGATCGGCACTGGCAGCAGGCCTGGTGCGTCGCTCGTGAGTTCGTCACCGGCAGCGGCTTGCACCGGGTTGTGGTACGCCTGGTGATCGGTGATGAGTTGGTTGACGTTGCGGAACGAGTCGCCACCTTTGATGAACGCGCTGATGTATTCGGCAGCTGAGGGCAGGCGGCCTGGGACGCGGCGCGGTTCTGCGAACACGAGCGCCGATGTCGGACTGGCGGCTGGTGTGTCTGCGACGTTTGCGGCGCTGGCGATCTTGTCGGTCATTGGTTGTAGCTCCTCTGTCGGTTTGGATTCGGTCGCTGCAACCTCTGTAATCGTAGCACCGCGAAATGCCGGTGCGGTGACTAGCGATAACTCTACCCAGTCACCCTTTGAAATGACCATGACGCCCTCATCGTCGTAGCTGAAATTGACTGGGTTGACGCCGACCGATACGGCATCGACCGCCCCATCCTTGATCAGCTCGAGCATGTCGTTGCCCTCGGATGTTGCGCTGATTCGGGCCGTAAACAGCATGCCTTTTTCGGAGTCGACGCGCCCGGTAACGACACCGACTGGTGCCTTGTCATCGTGGTACTTCAACAGCTTTGGTTTTTTGCCGTTGGTGGGCAGGCTGCCGCGTTCAAATTTGACGCGCGTGCCATCGCTGACGGTGGCCTCGACGTCCCAGGGCACTGCCACGCCCGAGATGGTGCGTGGCGCGTCGCCTTCCTCGGCGATGATGAACGTGTCGGTGGCGGTCAGTTTGATCATGTGTTTCCTTCCTGAGAGGGTAGCGCCGGGGAGGGTGCAGCGTTACCCGCCCCCGGCACCTCGTTTGCTTCCTCCAAGTAGTACTCGACGTCAAGATAAATGTAACGACCGCGTGGCGTAACGTTGTTCATTGACAGGGTCTGCTCAATGCAATCAATGTACGGTTTGGCTCCGAACAGGTACAGGTCTTGGCGCGCCTGAAGTGCGTTTTGGTACGTCATGCCCGATCCTGTTGGTGCTCCAACGAGGTATGGCGGAATGTTGGCGATTCGCGCCATCTCAAGCGCTTGATAGGTGCGTGCCTCGGTGAGCTGCAGCTTGCTCGGATCCATGTACGACTCTTTCCAATCGACGTACTGGTTGAGCGCTGCAATCGCATTGTTGTTTCGTGCAGCTGCGAACCCTGCAGCCAACTCGCTCAGCTCCTCGGCGCTCAACGGCTCGCCTTCGGTCTGCTTGAGCACGCCTGCTGGTGTCTGGTTGCGTGCGAAACGCTCGGCGCTGGTGTCGAGGTTAATGTTGGTGCGGATTGCCCTGGCACCCATCGTGAGTAGGCCTTGAATGGGGCTGATGAATTGCACCACGTCCTCGGTGTTGACTTTGAGGCCTTGAAATACGACTTGTTTGCTTGGGCCGTACCAGAGCGGGCCCGCCTGGTCAAGTGTCTGCACGTCGTTGGCGGGCACCCAGGTGAATGTGGCTGGGAATCCGTTGCCGAATCGGCTGGTGATAATCCAAAATGCGCGACCGTAGAAAATTAGGTCGTCGGCAGTCCAGCTCAAAATGAAATTGCGTGTGACCGCCGGGTCGGGTTGCATGAACCACGTGTCATCAGGCAAATCAATGTCCTCGTACGAATCGTTGACGTACTGTTTGGAGTATTGGCGGATTGGTAGGCAGCCAATCATGCCGCAGATCAGGTCGCGTGCGCGGCTAATGGTCGGGATTTGTATGGCTTGTTGGCGGTTGAAGTCGGCTGTGTAATTGATGAAGTTGCCGACCAGCGGGTTGCCGCCTGCCGCAGCTCCGACGCTGGCTTTGCCGTT